AACCTGCACCTCATAGCTGGAGTTCTGCTCTTCAGTTTCTGTTGAAACTCGGCAATAAGCAGCAACACGCAGTTTCTTTACTTTTTCTTTTGCGGCTGTACTTCCCACCCTTTTTCGTGCTGGAATTACAGTTATGTTTTTCTCGGCCACTTTACACCTCGCTTTCTATCAGACTATACAGGTACTCCGCTCGCCCTACTGGATCATCTGGAAGTTTACCTTCTGATTTTCTCATTTTGAATCGCTCTATAGGCGGGGGAGCACTGAAAGCTGCAAGCTCTGCAATCCGCCCTAGGTCCTTCGCACGCTTACTTCTAACTTCCTCAGCCTTATCGAATGTTTCTTTATCGATGATCGCTGGATACACGTCATTACCGAGATAATTGATGTTTTTCAAAATAAGTCCCATGGATGAATGTGTCTTCTGAATACCAGCCTGTTCACCAGCCACAGCAAGGGAAAGTCCTGAAATGTACTTTTCAAAGAAATCCCTTACTTGATCCGCAGCCCTTTCATCAACGGTAACAACTCCGTCCTTAATTGCATATCCGTATGGTACATAGGCCATTTACCTCACCACCCTTTCTTTAAGGGAAAGTCCACATTTTAGTTCAAATGTCAGTTCATCCCTTGAATTTACAATGATGTTTTCTACAAACTTTTCAAATGCCTCGTCCGTATAATTGCCATTAAACTTAGCTTTTGACACATGCTCAAAAAGCGCCTTTACCTCATCTGCCTGTGATGTTCCGCTTGTAAATGACATGACCAGGTTTGTCTTCTCAGTTGTTAGATTTTTTATTTCGCTATCCAGAGCATTTCGTTCCTTGCTAAAAAGTGCTGGTTCAAGAAACCCTTTTGTCATAAGGCCAATAAGCGTATTGCGCTCTTCAGTTAATTGTTCCATGCGCTTATCGATGGCATCGATTCTTTCAAGATCGCATTCTTCTTGGTTTTTATTTATAGCATCATAAAGTGGCCCAAGGATAATCTTTCTGCTGTAGGCAAGCTTATTCATCATGGTGGCAAATGTAGCCTTTATCTCTCCATCCCGAATAAATAGCATGGAGCAGCTATCTTTGTCTTCAATATGCCCTATGCAGCTCCAGGCGATATAACTTCTGCCAGCAGAGTAGTTTGTTTTTCTCCTAAACGTGGACCCACACTCTCCACAGATGATTTTGCCGCTTAATACATATCTATTTTGATAAGCCTTTTTGTTAAAAGCCTTAATCTTCACTCTTTGTGTGATCAGCTTTTGTGCCTTAGAAAACACTTCTTTGCTGACGATAGGCTCATGGTGATTCTTACAGTAAAATTGGTCTTTCTCGCCTTTATTAGGTCGCCGATTGTAGTTGTTATCCGTGTAAGTCTTTTGGAAAAGCGCATCCCCTTTGTATTTTTCATTTCGGAGCATATCGATAATCGTACCTGAACTCCAATGATTACCTCTTCTCGCAGGAATCTTGTCCCTGTTAAGTCCCTTTGCGATCGCACTTCCACCTTTGCCTGAAAGGCACTCTGAAAAAATGCGCTTAACAACTTCTGCTTCTTCTGGAACGATGACCATCTCACCATTCACATTGGCATAACCATAAGGTGGACTGCCAATAATAAAACTGCCATTTTGAATTTTTTTGCTGATTGACCATGTCATGTTCTGTGAAATGGATGCGGACTCTTCTGCCGCAAACCCAGATAATATTGAGAGCATTAACTCGCTCTCCATGTCACCCGTGTTTAGATTTTCTTTCTCGAAATAAATGAAAACACCGATATTTAAGAGCTGTCTTACCAGTTCTAAGCAATCCATGGTATTACGTGCAAACCGGCTTATGGATTTGGTGATAATAAAATCAACCCGATTACTTTCACAATCGCGAATCATGCGAAGAAGCTCAGGTCTTTTTTCCTTTTTTGTCCCTGATATCCCTTCGTCATAATAAAGCCCTGCAAACTCCCATTCTGGATTGGATTTGATGTAGTTTTCATAATGCTCCCGCTGAGCTTTAAGGCTTTCCAGTTGTTCATCACTATCTGTTGAAACCCTGGCATAAGCGGCCACTCGAAGCTTGTTTTTTGACAACTGTGATTTTGTCAATTCATCTATTTTCGTTATCTTTTTCATTGTCTCACCTCGCTTTCTTTCATTACATATATCACTCTAAAAGCCACTAATAGCAAGTGATTTAAGACATAATCTCAGCTAGCTTTGGTGAGAATTTCTGGCGGTTTAACGCTGATATTTTTCCTCGTTCATCCTCTGTAATTTTGCCTTCTTTCTGAAGCATCCTGATGATACTTTCTGCTTTATAAAAGTCATACTCTCTCTGCAACTGTTCTTCTGTCATCGGTTCTGTTTCACCCTTGATCGGGCTGCCATCTTTCACTTCAATAATCTTCATAAAAAAACACCTCCTACCTGGTAGCCACGGCAAGAGGTGAAATCTGATTGTTTAACTAATCTTTCTTATAAAATTCGCATTCATAACCATCGGCATCAAGGAGCAACCCCTTTGCCCAGGAAGGAACTCTACTCATCTGCTGGCACACCCTATCAAGTGACATGCTAGGATCCGCCTCAATAATAACTTCATCATGCACATGAGCCACAATGCGGTAAGAGCTTAGAGTTTTTATGGCATGCATCAAAATGTCGCGAGAGATTGCTTGGACAATGTTTTCTACAAACTTAGGCCCATAGCTTTCAAGTCGATCCCATTTTTTAGTAGTACCGACACCTTCGTAAGTGACCGATTCACCACCGAAGATATTCTCACCAATCTTTGGTTTAACATAGGCAAGCTGCCTACCAGAAGGAAGAACAATAAAGAGCATTCCACTCCTGTAATGAAACTTAATATTTTGTATTTCTTGAGATTGCTTTTCTTTGATGCACTTCTTAGCTGCTCTATCCACATCCCACCAGAATTTTACAATATACGGATTGGCCTGCCTCCAGGCATTAACAAGAGGTTTTAATTCTTCCTCCTCAATGCCCATATCCAACGCACCCATCGCCTTTAAAGCTCCCACTGATCCACCATAACCTAGAGCCAGTTCTGCGATCTTACCTTTCTGCCTTAAATGCCCATTCACACCATGCTTTTCTACCGGGACATTAAACATCTGTGATGCGGATGCACAGTAAATATCACCACCATTTGCGAACACTTCACTTCTCCACTTTTCGCCTGCAAGCCATGACAGCACACGAGCCTCAATGGCAGAAAAGTCGGCAACTATAAACTTACGACCATCTTTTGGTATAAAAGCCGTTCTTATAAGCTGCGAAAGTGTATCAGGTATGTCTTCATAAAGCATTTCGAGGACTTCAGAATCACCATTTTTTACGATGCCTCGTGCCTCTTTTAAATCCTGCATGTGGTTTTGTGGCAGGTTCTGCAGCTGCACTATTTTTGAGCTGAAGCGTCCTGTCCGATTGGCCCCCAGAAAAGTAAACATGCCACGAATCCTGCCATCACTGCAGACTGCATTTTCCATTGCAACATATTTCTTCACAGATGATTTTGCAAGCTGCTGACGGAGTATAAGCACTTCAGCTAAATGCTCTGGTGCTTCCTTCAATAGTTCTGCCACAGCCTTTTTACCGAGGGTATCTGTTTCCACACCATTTTCAGAGAGCCAGCCTTTCATCTGCTGTACTGAGTTGGGGTTATCAAGTTCTGTTATTTGCTGCATCTGATTCATTAGCTTGGTGCGGGACATCTCATCCATAGCGATAGCCTGCTTTACAAAGTCCATATCTACCTTGATGCCTCGATCATTGATTTCCTGATCAAGATGGTACTCATGCCATATTTCATCCGGGACAGGAAACTTACTAAGCCTCTTTTGTATCTCAACTTCAGTTTCAACATCTCGCTTGTTATAGTCCTTAAAACTCTGCCATTTCTCCTCATCGTCACCTGGCAGATTACGAGCTCTGCCACCGTTTGTTTTGGTAGGCGTACATGGTACACAAAAATATCTAATAAGATCTTTACCTTCCGTCAGCTTCTGCTTTTCAAGACCAAGGACTGCACCCACACCTACTAAGGATAAGGGAAGCCCCATATAGGCAGACCATACCATTGAGCATTTCCATGCGGATGGATTTAGATATTCTCCACAAGGGTGTCCAAGATATCTGGATAGACAGACACGCTCAAACTGAGCATTAAAAGCCCACTTGATTACTTTTTCATCGGTCAAGGCATCTAGTATGATCTGTGGTATCTTTTCACCTTTTGCAAGGTCAACCACCATTACCTCTCCACCGTCAACAGAATAACCAAAGAGCAGTATTTCAAAATCGTCCGCCTCCACATAGCGATAAACCCCACTCTTTTGTAGGTTGATAGATGAGTAGGTTTCGATATCAATTTCAAGACTTCTCATAATATACCTCCGTTCCTAAAAAGCAGGTGGCAGAGGAAATCCCCCCACCACCGTAAATTGGCCTTTTCTATTAGGCAAGGAAGTCATCTTCTGCAAGAGTTGTAAAATCATCTGCTGCAGAACTCTTTCCACCAAGAGGCTCACCATCTTTAATTTTTTGAATGTTGCCAAGTCCGCAAGCAACACCCTTATTTCCGTTTGAGTTGAAGGCAAAGAAATTGAGAGAAACCCTTGCAAAGCAGCCGCTGTACACCTCACCACGATCCATGATTGGCTTTACGCTCTTGTCCACAATCTGTGGTGGGGTTTTGCTGTTGGCATTGATGAAGTAATGTCCTTTATATGCCTCGTCATCGCGCTCCACATCCCCATCACGCAGAGGAATCTTAATTGCGGCCTTATTAGGCTTCTTGCCACCAAACTTTGCGATACCTTCCTCGATAGCGGCATCAATTGCAGCATTTACTGCGTTAATGGTTTCTGTATCGTCCTTTGGGATGAGTACAGATACACTGTACTTTTCAGCACCACCATTCACGGAAACAGGCTCCCATCCGTGGAAGTAAGAGAGTCTTGTATTTACACCTGTAATAACCTTTGTAATATTGTTCTTCATATTGATCAATCCTCCATAATTTCATTAAATTCATTTTTTGCACTCGTTACGTTCATAGCCACTCTTTTATCTGTTTTAGGAACAAGAGTTGGCTTGCCTGGTGGTTTTACTACGAGGTCACCAAGTATTTCCTCAAATTTGGTTTTGCCCATCAGCTTTTGCATCTCGGTCAAAGGAATAAGGCTCTTACGGTAAATATCCTTATATCCACTTTCTACTGCTTTTTCTGCTACAGTATCTTCATCTTTGTACTTGCGAACTGAGCGACCTTCCACAACTTTAAAACCACTCCACTCTTTCCCATAGTTAACTGCTGCATCTGTGGCATAAGCTGTTATTTCACCCGCCCACTTTGTGAGATCAGGAATAATGTATAGAATTTCTTCCATCTCACTATCTGTAAGCAGTGGTGGCATCTTAAACTCTTTCTGTGCCAGTTTGAGCTTTTCATCGGCCCTTGCACGGCATCTGGTGGAGGCTCTACAGAAAGTACACCATGGGCCAGGGATATATTCACCTTCCCCTTGATAGGCTTTTGCTGCCTTTGGTTTTAGTTCTTCTTCTGCCCAGGATTGAAGTTCTTCTACCGGAACAGTCCAGGTGCTGACGTTTTCTCTTCGCGGCTGAAATATTGTCATTGATACTTCTTTGATGTCGTAGAGACTGTCATAGATTTCAAGAGCCCCTAACGCATAGAGTTTCATCTGCGGATTGTTTTCTGCGTC